GATAATTCAAGCGAATATCACAAAAGAGCAAATTTCCCCGAAAACATCGAGTTTTCGGGGATTTCTTTATATTCCGATAAATCTATCAGACACCACAAAAACACACGAAATTTCAACGGTAACTAACAAATAACTAACAGGTAACTAACACGGAAAACCTTGTCTTGTGTAAGACATTGAAAGTCTTATGTAAGACACATTTTGCAATAAAAAAGGACGAATCAATCGCCCTTTTCGTTGCAGTATTCAATGATACATGACCGGACAACTTTTTTCGTCCGGCAATGGCAGGAGTGACCGTCCTTGAAAATGATGTCATATCCGTCGTGCATGTTTCCGGTGATTCCGGAAATCATTTCTCTGTTCTTTTCTGCAATCTGCATTGTATCAAATAAACCGCATTGGTCTTTTCTAACAAGGTCTTGCATGTACGCATTGACCGACATCCCTTTACTGGATGCAAGAGCCTTGATGATGTCTTTCATGCCTTTAGGTACAACGAGATTGATTCGTTCGTAATGCTCACGCCCGAAATTGTTTTTGTATTCAGTTCTATTCATGGCACACCTCTATATTTTGTTGATAGCGTCAATCAGTTCCTCAATTTCAAAATGTGTATATACGACCTCTGTCACACCCTGCCCTTTATGACCGACAATTTTCTTGATGACCTTGTCTGACACTCCGGCAACCGTCAACATGGAAATGCATGTGTGACGGGTATCGTGAGGGCGGTGTTTCATTCCGAGGGTCTCAATAAGTGGCGACCAGTACGAATCATAATAATTCCGGTATTTGAAATGTTCACCCTCCGGAGTAGAGAGGAGATATTCACAATCATTGAGGTTGTACCAGTATTCAAAGAACGGATAAACCTTTTCGGAGATTGGAGCAGTACGGATTCCGGCAGCAGTTTTCGAGGCGACAATCTTGAAATATCTTTCCTCAAGGTTCACATTTTCTTTCTTGAGGTCGAGGAGTTCGCCGATTCTGCATCCGGTATATATCAACATGAGGATGACAGTATAATATATATTTGAATCCTTGACATCCCATAATTTCGCAACTTCTGTTTTTGAGAACGGTTCACGGTTGTATGCGTTGGGATTGCCCGCCTTTTTAATGTCGAGGTATTCGACAAGGTTTCGTTCTTTTGGAATAATCTCATGAATCACAGCGTATTTGTACATCAGACCGAATAATATTTTTAATTTCCGGAGTGTAGGATAATTTTTGCCGGATTCATCAACGACCATTTGCAGGTGGTCGAGTTTTACATCAACAAAACGCATCCGTGCAAGTTTATCACATAACGCCCATGCTGCACGGTAGCCTTTGACGTTGGAATCACTGACAGTCGGAAAATGTTCATCAGACCATCGCTCATATACATCCTCGAATGTAACCTTTGCAGCATTCACATCATAAGGATTTGCATTGAACTCCGCAAGTGCGGTCAATGCCTCTTTGCGGGTCGGGTAATATCCGACGACCGTATATAATTGTTTTGATTTACCTGTTTTCGGGTCGTTTTCCCATCCTTTTGTCTTTTTGGCGACATAAGGATTCCGGCGATTTCCCGATAATTTGTAAACCGTTCCGAATCCGTTCGGTAGTTTCATAAAATCACCATCCTAAAAAAGAGTATAAAAAATAAAACCAATGCAAAAAGCACGGTTTTATGATAGAATGGTGTTTGCAGGAACATTCTGTCGGTGCTTTTTGCAGGAGCATGAGACGGAGGTTTCACAAAGGCGATTCACGTTGCAGCGTGGGTCGTCTTTTTTGTTGTGCATTATTCATTTGCACGGCGTTCTTTTGCGACTTTTCTATACTTGCGACCAATGACGACACATGCGACACCGACCACAACAGCAATTATTCCGGCAACCGGAACAGCAAGCAATAGAATCAATCCTAAAAGTGCAAGGACAGCACCGAGAACAATCATGAGGATTCCGCAAACACTGTATGTATTTGCAGAGTATTCCTTTTTCTGCGGTGCATTTGTTGAACTGGATGCAGCAGGATTTCCGTTTGCAGCCGTCAATCCTTTTGCAATGTCTGACACGCCGACGGTAGTTCTGTTATACACTGCGTTGTATGCTGCCTTTTTCGGGTCGTTGACGATTCCCATTCCCTTTTTACCATAAAGGGGATTGACCGCCTTTTTGACCTGCCGTTTGACTTTTCCTGTTGTTCTTGCCTTAATGCTTTTCTTGATGTTTGGTTTTCTGACACCGTATTTCATGAACACACCTCCGTTTCTTTATAAAATCAACATTCTGTAAACTTTCCTCAAGAGAGGAGGTGAGCAGAATGAAAATCCTTGTGTGGGAAGTGAGAACCTCAAAAGGGTTCACATTGATGGAGTTATCGAAGAAATCCGGAATCGGAAAATCTACGATAAACAACATCGAAAATGGTAAGGTGTCACCGACATTGTTTCAACTTGAAATGATAGCGATTGCATTAGGCGTGAACATCACCGACCTGTTTGAATCCGAATACAAATAATTGTACCATAATGCAGCGGGATTCCGGCAGCAGGAGGAACGATTTCCATGATTATGGAAATCAACCTCGATATTTCCACAATCATGGAAATATATGATACAATGCAATTCGGAAAGGGGGTGGTGTCTCCCTTGAATTACAAAGAGGCTATTGTCGAAATAGTCGGAAAGATACACAGCGAACGCATCCTCAAGAGGATATACAAATTCGTGTTGTATCTCTACACCCATGAGACTGGCAGTTGAAAGACTGTCAGTCTTTTTTTGATGCAAATAAATCTATGATTCTTTGAAATACTGCGATGTCCTCGTCGCTTGCCTCAAGTAGTGCCTTGAAAAGATTCTTGCGGGCATCGTCCTCACCTACCATGATGCGGTCAATTCTTTCGATGAAATCGTCGTCGGTATCAACGAACATCTCACCGTCACCAGTAGTCAACCATATATAATCAACATTAAATTCACGGCAGATTGATTTGACCATGTGTTCGGTGGCGTTCCGGTTTCCGTTCTCAATATTAGAGATAGTGGATTTCGTAACACCTATTTTCTCGCCGAACTGTTCCATCGTCATTTTCAAAGTTTTTCGCAATTCTCTGATTCGTTCGCCTTGCGTCATTTGGAATCACCTCCTCTGTTTTCTAAAGCATACCACCGAAAAAGACAAAAATCAATAAAAAAGTTTTCAAACGCAACAAAAAAGAGTTGACAAAGTATTCAAACGGAATTACAATGTATTCAAACGAAACGGACAGGAGGTACAAAACAATGACACGACAGGACTTAGTAAACAAATCAATAGACAAATTAAACACAGTAAAAGAGGCTCTTGAGTTGATAGAAATTCTCGAATATGACGAATGCATCGCAGTTTTGACAGGAACAAAGAATCTCCCATCTGAAATACATAGTGCGTTAATGAGGAGAGGAAAAGAGGCAAACGGAGGAAAGACAACTCTTGCGTTGGCAATGGCAGGAATACAGAACATAGTGAACGAATAAAAGCCGAAACGGGGCAGCAGTCGCCCCGTCAGTGTCCGGACGGCAACCGACACTCTGACGATGGCAAGCCGAAAGGCATCGGGCAGCGATACCGTGGGAAACATGGCAGCGGTCGCACCTGCTACAAAGTGCGTGGATGGTCAACAGGTTTTTCTTGATTTTTTAAGGTGAAAAATCAAAACACGGTGTACATTGCCGGAAAAGAGGTGGACGGGATGAAAAGACCGAGAGAACCACCAACAGGAGGAAACAAGATGAATATAGGACGAATATTGCCGACAGAGGCAGCAGCAATCCTCAATGTGTCACCGCAATTCGTGAGGGTAGCAATGCAACAGGGAAAACTCCCGATTGGAACGGCGGTGCAGATGTCCTCAATTTGGACGTATCACATTTCGGAAAAACTGCTTGCAGATTATTCCGGAAAGAACATAGAAAAAGAGATTGAGCGAATCCGAGGAGGTGTTGAAAAATGACGAGAAGTGAGAAAAAGGCAGTAATTGAGAGTATGGCAGAAAAATTCATGAATATCGACGACCTTGAGGGGAAGTCAATGACCATTATGGTGATGTCTGCGTATGCCGAGGGTAAGGCAGCGGGAAAAGCAGAGGAGCGTCGCAGATGGGAACAGAAAAAAGAACTAGTAACCGCATAAACGAAAACGCCTCGTCAAAGGTGACGGGGCGTGAAAACTGGCGACATCAGCCGTGGGAACTGCGACAAATGCAATCGCTGTCATTAGGTGCAAAAAAACGGATGACATTTGACCGAATAAAGGGATGGTATGAGACATTTGATGAAAATGTATATTTCAGCTATTCCGGAGGGAAAGACAGCACAGTTCTACTTGAAATGGTAGCGGTTTTTTGCAAAGAGTACGGATATACACTGTATGTTGCGTTTTGCGATACGGGTCTTGAATATCCCGAAATCAGAATATTTGCGGAGGCAAATGCAAAGAGAATTGCTGAAAAATACGGAATAAACATGGTGTTTGTAAGATTGAGACCGGACATGAATTTTCGTGACGTGCTGATTGAATATGGTTATCCAGTAATAAGCAAAGAAGTATCAAAAATCGTATATGGTGCGAGACACAGCAAAGACAAAAAACAATCATACATAAATAAATTAAAAGGCTTGAATCCGGACGGTTCATATTCAGAGTACAAACAGCAGTATAAAAAATATGAAATTTTGCTGCAAGCACCTTTTGAAATATCAAACAGGTGCTGCGTGAAAATGAAAGAACAACCTGCAATGCGATATGAAATGGAAACAGGAAAGAAACCTATTGTCGCAACGATGGCAGACGAATCAAAACAACGTCTCGACGGGTGGTGTAAAACCGGATGCAATGCGTTTGATTCAGACCGCCCGATGTCAAAACCCATTTCGTTTTGGACGGAACAGGATGTACTTACAATGATTTTGCAGGAACACATTGAAATTGCATCCGTGTACGGGAAAGTAGTGAAAGACTATCAAAAAATAGGACAAACAAACGGGCAAATGAGCCTTGCGGATTTTGGTTTTGCAATGGATGCTATACCGTTGAAAACGACCGGATGTGATAGGACAGGATGTATTTTCTGCGGATATGGGTGTCATTTAGATAAAGGAATTTCAAGGTTTCAAAGACTGAAAGAAACCCATGAAAAGCTATACAACTATTGCATAGGTGGCGGTGAGTTTAACGAAAGGGGGATGTGGCAACCAAGCAAGCGAGGTCTAGGAATGGGTTTTGTGTTTGATTGGTTAAATGAACAATTTGGTGATGATTTCATTAGGTACAAGTAAAAGCAGGAGCATGAGAACAAAGAAAAAGGACAACCATTGCAGTGGTCGTCCTTGTATCGACTGATTGTGTCAGTCGCTAACTGATAGAAATATTATAGCAAATCTGACACAAAAAAGCAACTTGAAAAGAGACCGAAAAGGTCTATAAAATCAAGGGTTTTCGGAACTTTTATCGTCCTTGTAATAGATAATAACAAGTCTACGAAAACATAACAGGAGGATTGTGCTAGATGGCAAGAAAAAGAGGGATGCAATATATCCCGTATGATTATGAGGCAGCATATAACAAAACGATGGAGGACATGCATGAGTGGTTCATTGAGAACCTGTTCCAACATCGAAAGAAAGTTATATATGCACTGAAAGAGATAACAGCAGGAGACCAGTTTGAAATTGAGATATATCCGCAGTTCCGGAGCATGGATGAAGTACCTCCGGAGGGGAGGACAATCAAGAAAGACAACAACAAGGCTCAAAAGAATCTGAATGATAAGAACGCACGGAAATATGTTGAGAGGCTAATCAACGAGAATTTCAGTGACCGTGATATTTGGATGACATTGACCTATGATGACGAGCATCTCCCACCGGACGGGGATGTGGATGCAGCAATCAAGAATGTGCAAAAGTACATCCGACGCATCAACTATCAGAGAAAAAAGAGAGGTCTCCCGAATGCAAAATATGTCTATGTGACCGCATACAATCCGGATGCGGAAATCAGATGGCATCATCACATTGTCATGGATGGTGCGTTAGACATGGAGACAGTTGAATCATGTTGGAAACAGTCAAGCAGGAATGAGGTTCGCAGGTTACAGACAGACGAAAACGGTTTGTCCGGCATGGCGAACTATATCGTTGAAGAAAAGAACCGTGTTCCGTCGGAAAAGAGGTGGAACAGTTCGCAGGGATTGAGAGACCCACGAATCAAGGTCGTTCATTCCAAACGTCCGGCAGCAGGAGGCAGTTATAAAAAAATAGGCTCATTCGTTGACAAGATGGTCAAGGACAGGGATTCCATTCCGGAGATACTGAAAAAGTGGTATCCGGACATGGATTTCACGAATGCAAAAGTGTACTACAACGATTTTAATTGCATGTTTTACATACATGCACGAATGCGGAAAAGGAGGTCGACAGGTGAAAAGACGGATAAGACGGATAAGACGGGCATTGAAAAGAGCAGGTTTGTATAATGCGTTTCACATCACATTGATTGCGGTATTACTGACGGGATTTTGCGTGATATTGTTCAATGTCAAAGAACCGGAGCAGCAGGAGAAAGAGCCGGAGGAGATACAAGCGGAAGTGATGCAGAATCCGGAGACGATGACACAGACAGCAGAGAACATCGAGGACAAATACAAGGTATTTGACACCATGTCCGAGGACTGGGGGAGTGATGACCTTGAGGGATTCGTGTTCTATGACTTGCCGGAGCAGTATGCAGACAAAGGCTATTTTCCGGAGAAAATGCAGATATACACAAGATGTCTATGCAAGCAATATGACGTTCCATATGCCCTTGTATTGGCAATCATAGAGCAAGAATCCGGATATGAGTTCGACAAAACCGGAGACGGCGGGCAGTCAAAGGGATATATGCAGATATATGAGAAATGGCACACCGACCGGATGCAGAATCTAGGATGCACCGACCTTATGAACCCATATCAAAACGTGAGGGTCGGGATTGATTTCCTCTCATACCTGCTCAAGAAATACGGCACGATTCAAGATACACTTGCAGCGTACAACTACGGTGAAAAAGGTGCAAGGGAATATTTGTGGAGCAACGGCGTGTATGTATATTCATACAACACGGCAATCATGCAGAGAATGAAAGAGATTGAGGAGGTGGTCGGGAAATGAGGTTTGACTGGAAACCGGAATCGAAAGAGAGGTATTTCCGAAAAAGCAGAGGCAGCAGTCAAGGCAGCGGGATTCGATGACATCCTGCGGGTAGACAAAGACCAGTTTTCCATAGTCAAAGGAACGGTCAAGGTACATTTCAAGCCGATTTCAAGAGATGGAAAGACACGCCGATGGTGGGAGGCAAAGAGAACGATTGAGAATATGCATGAAGTGCCTCCGGCAAAAGACCAGTTCGGCAGGAAACACAAGAGCATTTTCATTCACGCCTACATGATTTTAGAAATGGAGGAGCAAGACAGATGAAAATGAGAGAAGTCGCAGAGAGATTCAGACATATGCTCAAAGTCAAGGATTGCAGACATTTATGTCTGACATGTGAATATTACGAAATATGCAAAAGAGAGGTGAATGCAGATGAATATGAAATACGCAATGAGAAGTGAGGACACAGAGCAAATCAATGTCGTGTCGTGGGCGAATTGGAATGTGAACCGCTATCCGGAATTGAGGTGGTTGTTCCATGTACCAAACGGAGGCAGCAGAAACAAGCAGGAGGCAGTTAAATTCAAACAGATGGGTGTCAAGGCGGGCGTTTCTGATTTGTGCCTCCCATATCCGAAAGGGATTTACTACGGATTGTTTATCGAAATGAAATACGGCAACAACAGGCAGCAGGACACGCAAAAAGAGTTCCTTGCAGATATGGCAGCAGCAGGACATTTTGTCGCAACCTGCTATTCAGCAGAGGAGGCAATCAAAGTTATTGAGGAATATTTGAATCTTGCGTTGTGCTATTGTCCAGAGGAGGATTTCAACAACAAAATGAGCATCCCGAACAACAGCATCCTCAAGGACGGGAAAGTCAAGGGAGGCAGGTCATGACACTTGCAGATTTACTCAACACATTAGAGAGTGCGGACATGCTGCGAATCATCAAGGGAGACGAGGAAATATTCGTCGGGTATCTTGCATTATTTGCACCGGAGGTCGGTCACACGAACTGCAAACTCTATGAACAGTATAAATTTGACGAGGTTGTGAAATTCAGAGCAGTTCCGGAGATTACTCACAGAAAGTGGAAAGAATTGAACCTCATGTCACCACTGCGACCGGACGAAACGCCGGATTTCAAGTTTCAAGAATTGCAAATGAAATTGTATTACACGATTTATATATAACAGGACAATAACAGGAGGAAAAAAAGACATGAAAATCATTGCAGTAATGTCACCAAAAGGAGGAATCGGGAAAACAACGACATCCGATTCAATCGCCTACATGTTGGGCGAGGAGCAGGGAAAAAGAGTGCTTGTGTTAGATGGAGACCCACAGGGAGACACATCAAAGACATTCGGAGTATATGAACCGGACGGAATCGGCATGAGTGAACTGCTTGAGAAACATGAATGCGTCGGAGGTACATATAAAACGGGCGATTTGATTCGACCGACCGACTATTCGCACATTGACATCATTCCGGCGAACGGTTATCTCATGAAAACCGACATGAATCTGCTGCTCAAGTCAGAGGACAATCAAGTCACAAGGATGCGTGAGGCGTTGGAGGAGGTCTCCGATGCATACGATTATTGCATTTGTGATTGTGGTCGACTGCTTGACATGGTAGTCATCAATATTCTGATTGCAGCAGAACTCATTATCGCTCCGGTAAAGGTCGGAGGATATGAAATCGAGGCATTGCAGAACCTTGAGGAGCAGATTGAGGACTTGAGAGACATCAATCCGGACTTGAGAATCAAGGCACTCATGACAATGCGACAGAAAAACAAGACCTCTCTTGAGGTGGAGGAATGGTTGAAAACAGAATCCGGATTTGACATGTTCGTCACACCGATTCGCCGTTCAATCGTTGCAGAGAAATCAACAACGGCGATGATTCCGCTCCCGAAATTTTCAAAGAGAGGAATCGTGTCACAGGATTACAGATGCATTGTTCATGAGTTACTCAAGGAAATGGAGGGGTAGGGCATGACAGACCATGAAAAAAGCCGAAATCATTATGAAAAAAGCGGAATTTATGACCCGAACATGGAACACTTTGAAGAATGTGAAGTGAACTCCGGTGCATGGGTACTTGTAACAAGACAAATTCCGGTTGATGAAAGATGCAAGCCTCATTTATTCGGGATATACTGGGGCGTACCAAAGCAGGACAGATTTGACAGACAGATTTGCGTGATTCACACAACGGAAGATGTGACATTGCTCAACCATGAGTTCAAGGTCATCGACGATGAAAGACTGAAAGTGTACCGTGAGGAGGGGTGGGAATTACATGAAAATATGGCAGCAGCAGACACAGGAATGAACACGGAACTAATAGAAAAAGGTCGGGCGTTATGCGAGGAGGAACGTGAGATATTATGGGCGTTACAACTCGACGGCTTAACAGAGACACAAGCATGTGAGGAATATTTCTTAACAAAACATACAGACTATAACAATTTTTCGATTTGCTACATTCCGAACAAAGAAGTGTTTGCGGAATGTGTTGCAGTATTCGGAGAGAGATATTAAGAAACGGAGGCGTAAAGCATGGGAGACATTATCAAAACAGCACAGTGCAGGTTTTGCGGTCAGATGGTACAGATTGAGACTGAAAAGGAACTGACACAGCCACAAGCAGAGGAACAGGCAACAATGACATGTAACTGCACCGAGGCGGTCGAGTATCAGAAAGAGAAACAGAGGAAAGAAAAGGCAATGATGAATGTGTCTGCCTTGTTTGGAGAGAACGCAGCACCGGACAAGAGATGCGGTGAGGGCATCGTGAACATCTTAAAGGCAGCAGTCGAGGAGATTTACACCGGAGGACTTGCGAAAGTCACATTGAACCTCCGAGGGGGGGGTCAAAGCATCAATTTCACAGAATGCAAAGGGTGAAATCAATATCGAACGTACAGAGACAAAGAAACAGAAACTCACAGAGTAATAACAGGAGGTTGAACAGATGGCAGCAGGATTCAGCGTGAAAGACGCACTCAACAAGAACAGCAAAGCGGGGATTGATGAATCTCCAAGAGCGAGATTCCGGACAAAGGACATTTCAATTTTCAAGATGTACCGGAACGATATGAATTTTTACAGTGTAGAGCAGATTGAGGAACTGGCAGGAGACATCCTCATGTATGGGTTGAAACAGAACCTTGAACTTGTATATGCACCATGCGACAAGGGCGAATATAGAATCGTAGCAGGTGAAAGACGGTGGGAGGCTCTCAAGTACCTTGTGTCAAAGGGATATAAAGAATTTGAACTTGCAACCAGTAAATTGACAACGCCACAGGATAACGACGAGGAGCAGGTTGAAATCATAATTGCGAACGCATACCGTACAAAGACGACCTCCGACATGATTGAGGAGGAAACACGCCTCAAGGCATCTCTTGAACGCATGAAAGCAGCGGGAAAGAAAATCAAGGGATATGACCTGCAATCCGGACGATTGAGGGATGTGATTTCCTCAATGCTGCATGTGAGCAAAACAAAGATTGCACAAATTGAGGCAGTCAACAACAATCTGATTCCGGAATGGAAAGAGGAACTCAAGGAAGAACGCCTCACATTTTCCGCAGCTTATGAATTGAGCGGTATGACAGCAGACGAGCAGCGGGAGGCACTGGGGAAATTCACAGAGACCGGAGAACTCACACACAAAGATGTGAAAGACATGAAAGCAGAAAAGGCAGCAGGGCAGCAGGTGTCAGAATCCGACACGGAAGAAAACGGCATGAACCCGCCGGAAGTGAGAGCGGGCGACGATTATGAGACACCGCATCCGGAGGGAATCACATCAATCTGTTATTCCTGCACCGAATATGAGACATGCAACGTCAAAACCGGAACATGTACCTCATGCGACAAGTACAAGAACCGTACAGAGGCATACAAGACCGACGAGCAGAGATATTCAGAGGAACAGGATGCAATCGACCGTGAGACAAAGAAAAAACTCCGTGAGATGGAGCAGGAGGAGAAAATGCAGAACCTCCCATCAGACACACAGGAGACCGGACAGAAAGTGCATCAGATACGCCTTGCAAAGTCTTATTTCGATGATGTGGCAAACGGAATCAAGACATTTGAACTCCGAAAGAATGACAGAGGATATAAAAAAGGCGACATCCTCGAAATGATGGAATTTGCAGACGGAAAGAACACCGGACGCATGGTCAGAGTGCTTGTGACATATATCCTTGAGGACTACACAGGAATTGAGGACGGATATTGCATCATGGCAACAAAACTCATGAAAGACGGTGAGGAACATGAGTTATAAACAGAGACACCCGTATTTGACGCAGATTGTATATATCATCAAATACAGATTGAAGAATTGGAGGAAATAAGTGAAAACAGTATATGTCAGAGTAAAGACAAGAGACGAGGCAAGAAAGAGAGCGGAGTGGCTCTATATGATATTAAGGGATTACACTCCGGTTATTGCAGATTTACACACATCAAAAGCACAGGTTGTGACTGAATCAATGGTTATCAAGTATGTTCCGGAAAACTACACAATGGACGGAATACGATGCGACATTGCAAAAAGTATATCGTTGACAATGAAACGATTTCAGAAAATGAAAATATCGAATGCAGGAGGTAAAAATCAATGAATGACATCAAAAGAGGCGAAATGTTCTATATCAGCAGAGGGGGGGCATCCTACAACGGGAGCGAACAGCACTCCGACCGTCCGGCGGTAGTTGTGAGCAACAACAAGAACAATGAGAACAGCAATGTTGTTGAAATCGTATATATGACGACACAACCGAAAACAGGCCTCCCGACACATGTGACAGTGAGGTCAACAGGGAGAATCAGCACGGTATTGTGTGAGCAGGTCTATTCGGTATCAACGGAGCGTGTAGGAACATACATCGGAGAGTGTACAGACAAGGAAATGGAGAACATCGACATTGCTCTCATGATTTCCTTGCAGCTTGACGGCAACATGAAAACCTCAAAGAAATACAATGAGACAATCAAAGAGCAGCAGGAGGAAATCGACAGTCTCAAGAAAGAAATTGAGATGTTGCAGCAGGAGCATGAGGACACAATCGCAGAGATTGAACAGGATGCAGCAGTCTATGTTGAGGAAAACAAGAAAATTGCGAACATGACACAGACAGAGGACACAATCAGATTACAGACAGAAAGAGACACATACAAGACCGTGTATGAACAGTTACTCAACAGATTAGTGAATGGAGGAGCAGCATGAACAAAAGCGAATTAAAAGCAATATTTATCAATGCAAAGGCAACAGATGCGAAATACATCGGCGTGAGCATTCAGACAGAGGACAGCAGTCAACCGGAAATCATCATCAATCCGAATGCGAATTTTGATGCAAAATTTGACTATTACATGGAGGCATACGATGACGATTTGATTCTGATTGCAGCAAAGGGCAAAAAGGACATCAGAATCACGGCAGCAGGGCAAGGAAACCGTTTCGAGGATATTGAATGTCAGTTATTAGGAGAGCGGGGCAAGGGTTGGAAAGAACTCATTGCAGGAGCGATTGACAATGCGTATGAGAAAATGATTGCAACCACACCTCCAACGACAGAGGAGGAACAGACCCATTGTGAAATGATAAAAGAGGCAGTCAAGGGAATGTTCATCAATGAGAGCAGGACGGCAGCAGAGGCAGAGTTCATCAAGACACACATTGTCGACTATGAGAAAATATTCGATGTGTGCATGAATGGTGATGACCTTGAGTTCAAAAAAGGACTTGTCAGATTGCAGAAAATGCAAAATGAATATGTTATGCAGCGGGAAAATGACTGATAGAGAAAAAGAGGCGTTCATCGGCGGGATAGAATTTGCGAGAGACTGGAATCTCGACATCCCGCCGGATGATTTGCGTTTATACGAGAGATTGATTCAAGAAAGGACAAAAAAAGAGAATGAACAAAGTCATATTGATGGGTAGGCTCACGAGAGACCCGAATGTCAGATACACACAGCAGAACAGTTCACAGGAATCCATGTGCGTGGCACGGTACACACTGGCGGTCGACCGCAGAGGTGCAAGAGACGGGCAGCAGTCAGCGGATTTTATATCTTGCGTCGCATTCGGCAAAAATGGCGAATTTGCAGAGAAGTATTTGAAACAGGGAACGAAAATTGCAGCAACAGGCAGGATTCAGACAGGCTCATACACCAACAGAGACGGTCAAAAGGTATATACGACCGACGTTGTGATTGAGGAACAGGAATTTGCGGAAAGCAAGAGGGCAGCAGGAGAACAGGCAGAAAATGCCGGATATTCAGACGCAGGAGACGGATTCATGAACATTCCGGACGATGTCGACGGCGAATTGCCTTTTATGTAAGCGAAAAGGAGGGTTGTGATAATATGGGAATCTTAAAAGGCATAATTGACCGATTTCGGGCGATGGGAAAATCAGAAAAAGAGATTTCGGGCATTATCGAGACGGCAGCAGACAAAGCGACCGCAAATCCGGATGTCACGAAACCGGAAAAACCGAAAAAACCGGAAATTAAGATTGAAACAACAGCAGAGGCGTTCGTTGAGGCAGTCTTGCGAACAGGAACGACTTTGCAACAGGCAAAAACGGCAATTTTGAAAATGAGCAGTTTGAGAGATGCGGAAAACCGCAAAAACACGAATAACTGGCGTAAAATGCACGGTCTGCCTATGAGAAGAAAGCAGAAAGCGAGGAAAAAGCATGAAAGAGGAAAAGGAGCAGACGGTCATTGAAAAAACTTTGCTATATCTTGAGAATTATCGTGAAATGGAACGATATATCAATGAGGCAGTATCAGAGACCTCTCAAGTGCCGGATATAGGCAAATACAACATATCAGCAGAAAAGGCGTTCCTGCAATCGGTCAGAGAGTGCCGTGCAGAGACGGTCATTCTGCTTGAACACTTGAAAAAGGCTCTTGCATCGCTCAAGGAAGATGCAGAGGCAGCAGGCGAGGGGTACAAATACGATGCACTTGAGGCGGTCTATATAAAGGGCATGTCATACGAGGATATAGTGAGGGAGACAGGATGCGGACGCAACTCACCGAAAAAGTGGTGCAGGGTGATGATTCAGCGGTTGTCAATCAAGTTATTCGGTGCAAAAGCGATTGAAAATGATAAAAACGGAGTGAAAACAGGGTGAAATGAGGGTGAAAACAGGGGTAAAAAGTGGGTGAACAAAAGACAAAATAAACGTGATAATATGTTAGCGTGAACAGTTGAGGCGAGCGATTGCAGATATGCAGTCGCTTTTTTCTTGCCTGTTTGCCCTCCTGTTATATGCGGGTGGGATATACACAGTCATGTGCATAACTGCCCGCCTCTTGTGGATAACACAGCAGGAGAATGATGCAAGAGAGGAGAACACAGATGCTTTTGAAATCATGCAGGTGTGGGAAGTTAATACCGCAGTCAATGAAGATGTGCGAGGAATGTGAGCAACGGCAGCAGTCGAGACACATGATATATAACAACACACGGCGAGACGAGAGAGCAGCAGAGTTCTATGTATCAAAGGAATGGCGGGCGATGCGAGAGCGTATCATTGAGGTCTATGACAACGTAGATATATACGCATTATATGTCGAGCATGAGTTGCTCACATGCAATCCGGTTCACCATATCATTGAACTTGAGGACGACTGGGAACAGCGTTTGAATCCGTTCAACCTCATACCTCTCAACCATAACACACACAACACAATCACTGCTTTATATAAGCAGAGCAAAGCAAGTATGAGAGCAACACAAAAACAGTTGAGGTCACTGATTGAGTACCACTTTCGAGAGGCAGGGGGATATAAAAAAGTTTTGTGCGATTCGTTTTTAGTCGCACCCCCTCTTTTCCTTGGAGAAAACTCCCCACGAGAATTTCAGTAGATGGGTATATCCGAAAGAGGTGTCAGAATGTGACACAAAAGCACTGAAATACTGACGGAAAGGAGGTTTGTTGCATCATGGCAGGACAAAGACAACCTACAGATTTGGTTGTGATGAACGGGCGAAAACACCTAACAAAAGCCGAGATTGAGGCACGAAAAAACGCCGAGGTCACAGCACCATGCGACAAAGTGAGACCTCCGTCATATTTGACACCGGAACAAAAGAAACAGTTCCGGAAGATTGCAAAAGAATTACTCGAAATCAAACTGATTTCAAACCTTGATTGCGATGCACTGGCAAGACTACTCATTGCACAAACGCAGTACATCGAAATCACAGAGCGAATCAGAGCAACTCCATTGATGGAGGATGTTCCAGCCTATGAGATGCGGGAAAATCCGGACACGGGCGAAAAAGAACGTGTGCAGGTCGGTACAAGACAGGTCGTTTCCGGAGAAAGAGAACGCCTCATGATTATTCAAGACCGCTGCATGAAACAGTGTAGGCAGGGAGCATCAGATTTCGGACTGACAGTTTCCTCCCGCTGCCGTTTGGTCGTACCGAAACCACAACAGCAAAAGCCGCAGAACAAATTTGCGAAATATGCAAATTAAGGCATGGCAAAAGCAGGAGAAACACAAGACCGCTGCACACAATACGCCCTTGATGTCGTATCGGGCAAGATAACAGCCGGAGAATATGTCCGTCTTGCATGTCAGAGGCATCTTGACGACATCGAAAAATCGAAAGCAGCACCGTACAAATACTATTTCGACGTTGAAAAGTCGGAGGAAATCATCAATTTCGCAGAGGAATTGACCATTGCAGAGGGCGAGGAAAATGAGCATGTGACGGCATATCCGTTCCAGTGTTTCATTTTAGGGTCGCTCAATGGATGGAGAACAAAGGAAAAGTCATACAGACGATTCAGAACATCCTATGTGCAATTAGGACGACAGAACGGAAAATCGTTCATCAATGGTATTTTGGCGTGTTATTACGGCAATTTTGACGGGTACAAGTACGGAAAAATATTTTGTACGGCTACAAAGCAAGACCAAGCGAACATAGTTTTTGACGAGGTCACAAAATTCATCAATTCCGACGAGGATTTGTCAGAGTGGTTCAAGGTTCACGACCACAACCACACGATTGACTGTTTGCTGACACATTCGGAAATCAAAGCGTTGTCCGGAGACACAAAGTCACTTGACGGACACCGTGCATATTTGGGAATCGTCGACGAGTATCACGCACACAAAACAAATCAGATGTACAAACTGCTTGAGGGCGGTATCAAGAAACTCAAGTCGGCGTTGATTTCAGTCATTACGACAGCAGGGTTCGACCTCAAGTCGCCGTGCTACAAATTGTATGAGTATTGCTGCAATCTACTCAAGGGCGTTTTCGAGAATGACAGTCAATTTGTCTACATCGCACAGATGGACGAACACGATGACAGGTACACACCGGAAAACTGGATAAAAGCGAACCCGATTCTTGAGTTTGACAGGGATGCACTTGAGAACCTCATTCCGATTGCACACACTGCCCGTGATATGGGCGGGGAGGACTTGAGAGATTTCCTTGTAAAGCAGTTGAATATGTGGATGCAGTGGTCAAATTCACTGTACATCAAGGACATTGCATCATGGAAAGCATGTGCCGTTCTGAAATCACTCAAGGATTTCAGAGGGTCAAAGTGCTATGTCGGAGTTGACTTGTCATCCGGAGGCGACTTGACATCAATCGCAATCGTGATTCCGTTCATGGTGGAGGACACGAAAAAATATTTTGTTCACACACATTCATTCATTCCGTCCTCAAGGGTGGATGAACACATCAAGACCGACAAAGTACCATACGACGTATGGATTGAAAAAGGTCTTGTGACGGTAACGGAAACACTGGGAGGAATCAAGACAGATTACAAATATATCATCAAATACCTTGAGGATTTGGTGAGAGAATACAACCTCAAACCGCAGTTGATTTGTTACGACCCGCACAACGCATCGGCGTTCCTGTCAGACCTTGAGGCGATGGGATTCGATTCAATCTCTGTCACGCAGACAGCAAAAGAGTTGAACGATGCGACCGTTGATTTCAGACTTGAAATCCTTGCGGGCAATGTGGAGATTGAGGGAATGGAAGTCGGCAAAGAGGGCAACAAGATAGTTGTTCCGGTCGACAGTCTGCTTGTTTGGTCGATTGCGAACGCAAAGACCATTTCAAACAATTACGGTGAAATAAAGATTGACAAAGACATCACGACAGAACGAATCGACCCGATTGACGCTATCATCGACGCATGGAAACACGCAATGAAAGAGGAATACCGTCCGGATGTGAATGAAACTGTCAATGAATGGCTTGAGCAATATGAAAAATACATGAAGAAAGGCGGTGAGAAATAAATGAATCCGTTTCAGAGATTGGGAGTAAAAATTTCAAATTGGTGGAGAGGCGAACCACAGAACGACGGAGGGAAAATGACATTGAACTCACCGTCGTTCCTTGAGCGAATAGGATTGAAAAGAAAAGGAAAACCGACATCAGAGGTCACATATTTCACTTGTCTCAAGATGCTGTCGGAGACCCTTGCGAAAATGCCTATCAAATATTATCAGAAAACGGACAAGGGAATCATTGAGGCAGAGGCGACAGATACATCGAAACTGCTCTCAAAAAGACCGAATCCGTTCATGACACCAACAACATTTTGGAACACGGTTGAAATCAACCGCAACCATTACGGAAACGGCTATGTGTATATGAGAAAGAAGTTTGACCGAAAGAAATTCGGCGGTGAAATAAAAATCGTTGATTTGTGGGTCATGCAGTCGAATTGTGTGCAGATAGTCGTTGACGATGCAGGGATATTCGCAGGAGTGGGGCGTTTGTGGTACGTCTACACAGACCCGACATCCGGTCGTCAATATGTGTTCAGCACGGACGAGGTGATGCATTTCAAAACATCATTCAGTTTCGACGGAATCACAGGACTACCAGTGCAGCAGATTTTGAGAGACACGGTTGCAGGTGCATCCGAATCACAGGCGTTCATGAATAACTTGTATGAGAGTGGTCTGACAGCAAAAGCAACACTCGAATACACGGGAGAGTTGAACGAAAAGGCAAAAGAGGCACTTGTCAAATCGTTTGAGGAGTTCGGCAGCGGGGCAAAGAATACAGGAAAAATTCTGCCTGTTCCGTTAGGAATGAAACTCACGCCCCTCGACATCAAACTGACTGATTCACAGTTCTTTGAACTGAAAAAATATAATGCCCTGCAAATCGCCGGAGCGTTCGGAGTGAAACCGAATCAAATCAACGACTATTCAAAGTCGTCATATAGTAACAGCGAAATGCAGCAGTTATCGTTCTACGTTGACACAGAACTGTTCATCATCAAGCAGTATGAGGAGGAAATCAATTTCAAAATGCTGCCGGATGAAGATGCAGACGACGGATATTATTACAAATTCAACGAAAAAGTATTATTCCGAACCGATTCAAAAACACAGATGGAATATTTGAGAAACGCTGTCAATGGAATGATTATGAAACCGAATGAGGCAAGACGTAAACTCGACATGGAAGATGCGGAGGGAGGCGATGTCCTACTTGCGAACGGTAGCATCGTACCGTTGACGATGGCGGGTGCAGCATATTTGAAAGGCGAATCCGAACAGGAGAACGCCGATGAACCGGAACAGCCGGAGGAAGAAACAGAGCCGGACACAGAGCAGCCGGACACAGAAACAGAACCGGACGAAACCGACGAGGCAGAGGACGAGGATGAACAGGAGGGAGGTGAATAATCATGCCAAAAAAGAGACGTTTTGATTTTACAAAGAAGAATAAACGCAGCGGGAAAGTTGAAAATGTCGGATATTTGGATTTAGAGCAGGACGAGGAGCAGAGCAGATGTTCCTTGTATTTCTACGGTGACATTGTATCAGCGACATGGGAATCCATGTGGTACGAGGAGGACAGATGTCCGCAGGACATCGCAGATTTCCTCAACCAGTTAGATGGATATGAGGACATTGACATCTATTTCAATTCCGGCGGTGGAGATGTATTTGCAGGACTGGCAATCTACAACCAGTTAAAGCGATATGACGGACACAAAGTCGGATATGTTGACGGAATGGCTGCATCCATTGCATCAGTCATCATGTTTGCATGTGACGAACTGCATTTTGCAACAGGTGCTCAAGCAATGATTCACAAACCGTTGTGCATGGCATACGGAAACGCAGATGATTTCAAGGCAGTCATAAAACAGTTGAATCTCTGCGAGGATTCAATTCTTGATGTCTACATGGAGCATGTGCAGGAGGGTGTCACAAGAGACAAAATTCAATCTCTCATGAGCAATGAGACATGGTTCGACAGTAAGAAGATGCAGCAGTATTTCAATGTTGAAATCGAGGAAAAGGCAGCAGTTGCAGCGTGTGCATCTGACTTTTTCGAGAAATACAACAATATTCCGGAGGCACTCAAGGGAATCGACACAAAGGACATTGTCGATGCGGTAATTGCGGAATTGGAAAACCGGAACAATGCAGCAGCAGAGGCAGAGAAACAGAGAATCGAGGCAGAAAAGCAGCAGATTCTTGATGATTTATACCTTTATGGTATGTAAGAAATGGAGGACAGAAAGTCATGAATAAGGAATTACAGAAGTTATTAAAGCAGATTAACGACAAGAAAAACGAAGTCAAGAGCCTTGTGAACGATGGAAAACTCGACAAGGCAAGAGCAGCAAAGGAGGAACTCGTAGAATTACAGAACAGATTCGACCTCCTCTATGATTTGGACGAGGACGAGCAGGACGGCATCGAGAACAAGGTCAAGGATGGAACTGCAAAGCAGGTCGGCGGGGATGTCAAGCCGG